CGGGATCCGAGCACCACTCCCAAAATACTTCTCAGGGTTTTTGAGGAAATCGACAATCTCCTCCAATTCATCCTTTGCGGAGTCTATACCCTCGACATCCTTGAAACGTGTAGTAACTTCCTGTTCCATTTTAAATTCAGCCGACCGCATAAATGGGTTTGGCATTCCCATTCCACCTTCACTTCTGGAACCGAAGAGAGTCCGCGCAAATGTGAAAATATAAGCGATGAAGAAAAACAAGATGATGTTCTCAGTAATTGAAGCAGGTTGGGTGTTATCCACTATCACCTCGGCGTCACTCTCCATGAGGACCTTCCACAACTGTTCATTCTGAGCAATCTGAACATCACCGTAGTCACCATTCTCTTCTTGGAATGCCGCGATATTTTTGCTTGGTCGTATGACAACGGCAGGGAGTTCTTTGTCTCTCAACCCTTGGATAAACTGTGTATACGTTCTTGGGTGATATTCCACCTTGCGTTCTTCGGCACCAACTCTGACAGCTGGGGCGGTAAAGTATTTGCCAACACTGAACATGCTTTATAATACACGTGGCATTGTTTTAACTGACTTTTTCGACACAAAGAACATCGCAATTTTCTTCTGTTATGATTACAAATTTCGTAATATGCGCACGTATCACATAATTCTTTCAAGTTCCCATGTATGCATATCCCATCACCGTTACAGTCTTTACATTGTACATGCCAGAATCCATGTGGACAAGTTGTAGACTTCATTTAAAGATTGAAGTTGTTATGTTTTTATATGGATTTGAAACTTGTTCATATTAACAATAAAAAGTATGACCTGTTTGTCATTTCCAATGATAGATATATCACTCCAACCCTGGCAAACGGTTACGAATGGGATGGATGGATGAGAGAGGATTTGGGAAAGCACTACAAAGAAGGAACTGATATCCTGGACATCGGCGCCAACATAGGCTACAACACTCTCATTTTCTCTGAATTTGGTCCCGTATACTCGTGGGAACCCCTATATCATGAAATCGTTAAACAAAACGTGACAGGGAATACATTGAAAAACTCAGTGTCTACTTTTCCTTATGCTCTATCAGATCAGACTGATACGACTGACATTTACATCCCCACACCTGACCCCGATATTACCCAAATTGATGTAATCAATTATGGAAATAGTGGTTTCGACATACCTAAAGAGATACGATCATTAGCGATTCCCGTCGAGCGCAAAAGATTAGACGATGTATATTCTGGAACACCATCTTTTATCAAGTTGGATGTAGAGGGACATGAAATTAATGTTCTGAAGGGAGCAGTCGATATCATTACAAAACACAAACCAGCTATAATAGTAGAAATACATGACATGGACAAAAGTGAAGTTGATCCATACTTGAAAAGTCTCGGATATCAAGATCCAGTCGAGCGCCCAGAACATATGTTTTTGTATCTGGCGAAAGATAGTTTTTCAACCATGTAATAGAGTTGATAAGAATCCACGACACTCTCACATCTATACTGCTCAGGCATACACTCAGGAATACCTTCCTGTGAATAATAAGCCGTCTCACTTCTGTGGTGTTCAAAGTGACTTGGGTGATTAACACGAAGCCAATTCAAATGTTCCGCACATGTGTGTAATTTACCATATCTACGTGTGTATTCAAGTGTCAAAGCGATACCAATTTCACATGCGTAAATATAGTTTTCGATACTGGAACCAACCCACATCGTCATCGGATGTTTTCGGTGAGCGGGTAAATACCCACGCCTCTTACCATCCTTAGTATATGGTGCATTGTCCAACACAAAATCCTCTTGACCAGAGAAATACCATGCAGTGTACAACATCTGACAAATCTCCAATTGTATCTTAACGACATGTTGATCGCATGACATGTGAGCAATCTCTTTAGGAATCAACGACAGAAAGAATATGTTCATCTCGGTAATTGCTAACTACACGAAGGTTGGGGTTGTAAATCTTCACTTCAACGTCTCCAAAAAATACAGTGTCGTTGGGAAGTTTCCAGATTTTTTCTTTTGACAAATTGTTTGCGTGCTCCCGGGCTTCAGTGAAAGACGTGAAGAAAGAGCGATCGAGGATGTAATCGTTAATGACAACGTTGGTGACAAACATATTTGGTTTACATTTTATAAAAATATATTCAACTTAGGTGTTCTAATCTTCTTCAGAGAAGTATTCATCTTCAACAACTTCTTCATCTTCTTGGTCAGGTTCCACATCCATAGTGCAATCCTCATTACTCGTGTTATTTTCTTCGGGGTCAGGTTCAACCTCTGGTTCCTCAGTGGGAAGATCATCGACGACCGGTTTCGGCTTCTCCTTCTCCTTCCTTTTAACCTTTTTGACTGGTTCTCTGTCAAATATCTTCTCCAATATTCTTGGAACCTTTTTGGCAAACACAAGCCTCCTCTCCTCAGACTTTTTAATTTTTGTGATGAAACTGTCACTGAATCCCATGACCTTATGGGCTTGAATGATCTGCTTCAATGAGGGTCTCATCCCTTGTTTATAATAGTTTTCGTAAAGCATCAAAAATTGTGGAACAACCTTGACTCTGACAATCCCACTCTTCAGGATCTTTAGATTGACATATACTCGATCCAAAAACGGAACATGAGGCTCTTCAATTTTTTTACGGGCTATGGGCGGGGTGACATTTGAAAGTTTGGGATCTACAAATGGAATACCCATATCCTTATTGTTTTTTTCAAGAGCCTTCAAATACCTTTCCTGATACATGACAGGTTGTTTACGGAACTCAAAAGCCTTGTATGGTTTGGGGTTCACAATATCATACAAGAAGGTGCCCTCTTTGGGGCGTCCAAACTTGGTATCGAGTGAGTGTTTAACACGCTTCGACGGTGGTTTGAACATTGTTGCTGATGTTTTGTGAAGATTCTTCTAACTTAGGTGAAAGAAAAAAATCCAATTCACAGCGAATGACATGAGCAGACTGACGATTCATGTGTGTGTAATAGGGTCCCCACAGTTCGATAACTTTTCGTTTCTTGTCATACCAAAGATATTCTAGACCTAGCTTGTGTGTCAGCCAGTAAAAGCGCTTACCAGTCTTACCAATGAATGAAAAAATTTGATCCTCGGTATAATCAGACACGTCCATCTGGGAATAGTGATTATTCGGGGGGGTGTAAGGGGCCATCTTTTCTCTTTTCTTGACTACTCTCCAATTGTTTAAGTAAGTTTCTGATGTGCTTTTGTGAATACACTTGCTTCTTTGCCTTCTTATCGCTTTTAGTCACACGTTTTTTAGGTTCTTTATGATCCATATGATACTGGTATACAAAATATTCAACTTAGGTTAAATATTGACATCTTCATCATCGAGTGAAATACTATCATCACTTTCATCACTTTCATCACTTTCATCGTCGGGACATACAAAATCTTCATCGTCACTCTCGTTATATGCGACGAACACACCCTCACGCTCCTTCGTGTAATGACCAGTATCTTCAAGATTCTCAACATCATAGAAACCGGAAATCATATCCTTCGTTATAGTCTCTTCAATTGTGGAGAAGCAAAACGTGTTACTACCCTTTTTTTCTAAAAATTTGACTATATACGTCTCGCCATCATAATGGACAACTTTAGCAACCTGTGTCGTATCGTATTCGCAGTGAACATCAATGATCATATATGTTTTATGAAAATTTAAATCTTTAATAACATTAATGAATAATCTGAAAGCAGCTGGTATACATTATATTTCGAACCGTGTGATCAATCACAATGATGCAGTCATGTTTGATATCGATGATACTCTCATTTTTACAAACGGTCGTATAAATGTTCCCATGGTTGATTTATTATATAAGGCGAGTGAGATGGGTTATAAAATTGTGATAATCACAGCGAGAATTGGAACAGGGCCTATCATTAAATACACTATGAACCAGTTAAAGGAGCACAACATCGTATACGATTATTTGGGATTTACAAGCCCTGAAACTAAAATTGATATGAAAGAAACACTCCCCTATAATTTTATTCTATCCGTCGGTGACATGCCCACAGACCTCACTGGCTCTCCCCACTGGCTTAACATTTCCACCTTTTCCCACAATTGAGACAGGAAACATACACTGTCATGGGTTCATCCGCTGAACGAGTCTGTAATTGGTAATATGTTGTCTTGAGAGACTTGCATTTAGCACATTTGAAAAATCCAACATGATTTTCCTCTGCTTTTCGAATCAAATACTCTTTGTGCATCTCCTTGTGCACGTTATCTTCCACGGTTTTCGCATAAACTCCCCCGGGACGGAGTTGTTCCGGTCTCATGGCTATAACTTCGACGACTGAAATTTTCCGTTTTAGGATATCATCTTTGAGATCTTCATTTGAAGTGAACGCATTTTTAAGTGATAAAAATTTGTGTTTATAGATGTTTGTAAATTTATGATTATCCCAAGCAGCCACACCGTTTCGCTTCTCGATCGTCTGCTTCGAATGCCTGACTATACATTTCTCAAGATCACTACAAATGGAACTTTCCAACCCCACATCAAAGATTTTTGAAAATTCTGTAATGACATAGTTCCTGAGTGAGTTATCCATACTTGTATTTAGCTTCAAACCTATAAACAATTTTAATGAAAAATCTGAAATTTTCAGTGAAATTGGGAATACTTAGGGGAGAGGAAGACCTTTGTATGGGTTGTTTCTGGAACAGTCTTCCATATTTTCAGGGGAGCAGTTGTCAAAAAACCCAGAGACACGACGAACTGGGTTAGTATCAACAAACGCGTAACGGTGGTCACGGCGCCCACTCCTGTATTTTTCACTTTGTGAAATGAGAAGATAAAGAACAACAGACAACACAGTAACTGCGACTGCAGCTTTCATCATTTATAATTGGCATATATTTTTTTTATCATCACCTTGTAAGGATGAACAAGGCAGTGCTTATTCACGAAAAGAAAGATTGGGTCGAAGAAATAGACCTAGATATAGCACCATCGAAAAACCAGATATTCAAATTACTACAGGGACGACAAACGTTCATAGGGCAGTGGCCTGATATAGATGTAGTGATAATGAAACCTGAAGACGGTGTATCGAAAAACGAAAACACCTTACCATATCCATTCAGTTCAGAAGAAGTTTATGGGAAAATTCTACTCGTCAGGATGGATGCTGATTCTGAGCCCCAAGATTTCACCTTGAAAGAATACATATCATTTCGTGGTAGGAACAAACGCGTCGACGTTTAGAACAGCGGTAGCATATTTCATGCACAACTGAAAGTGCACATACGCCCACTCCACTGGGTTATCCATCGATGGTTTTCCGGGTAATGGGTTGTCATTTACAATCGTCAAAATGTCCAACTTTTCACCACCGATCGTCTTTGCCATTCCTTCACCAACGTCTTTTAGCCACATAGCGTGCTTCTCATTCTTACAATCAAAACTTCTCACAAAATGAGCCATTTATATTAATTGGGATTCTATTCTATAAGTAATCTCGCACTTGGATCCTTTACAGTCGTCCACCGTGGACGCCAGATTTCAGATATAAGGTGATCATTGTCTTTGCCATACATCTTCCAAAACATGTTTCTGTACATGGCTTCCTCCTTAGTGAGAGGAACGTTATGGTGTCTACATTTAGATTTGATCTCCCTGAAAAGATTGTCATCAACATCCTTTTCAGCGTAACGCCTAACTTCGTCGACCCAGTTTGTGCCAACAGCATCACTCATTCCATCCTTTTTCCTCCACAGGATCTCATCTGGTAAGTATCCAGTAAACGCTTCACGTAACACCTTTTTTTCCGTGGGGTCCATCTTCAGTGTTTGGTTCATCGACATACATACATCGACAAAGTTTTTGTCGAGGAAAGGGACGATCAAGTCTAAACCATGTGCACCGGCACATCGATCAGCTCGTAGACCATCAAATTGATGGATCAAACGTAAACGGCGCATATTTTCACAAGAAAATGCTTCAAGACTTGGTGCCTTATGGAAATAGAGGTATCCACCAAGCAGTTCATCACTTCCTTCACCTGAGAAGATGTAACGACAGTTTGTATTCTGTTTAATGTATTTACACAACAACCACATAGGTGTACTGGCCCTCACAGTAGTTGTGTCATATGATTCTAGAGAGTGGATAACATCGTTAATGTGGCTTATACCTTCACTGACAGTGAATGTGACTTCAGTGTGGTCTGTATCCAAGAATTTAGAAACCAGCCGTGCAGCTTCGAGATCTGGACTTCCTTCAAGTCCTATGGAGAATGTCCTAATTTTACCAAGCTTTCTCGAAGCGATTGACGCTATCAAACTACTATCAAGTCCTCCAGAAAGTAAAAAACCGATACCACGCTCGGTATTGTCAATCCTGTCAGACACGGCATTCTCAAGAGCCACGCGGATGTCACGGCTGTGACTACTCTTGACATACTTATTGATAGTCCAGTAATTGTTGTGATAACATACGAAATCATCCACGTAGGAGTCGTATATATGACCTGGTGGAAAAATGTGGATTTTACTATTCAGGAATAATAACGCTTTCACTTCACTAGCAAATGCGATAGATCCTTCATCATAACGTGTGTAAAAAAGGGGTCTCACACCAACATGATCCCTAGCAGCTAGGACACGTTCTCCATTGGTATACACAAATGCATAATCACCGTTGATCTGTTTCAATGCACCCAAAATCCCGAAGGATTCTATCAGTGGAATGAGAACCTCACAATCACTATTTCCCACGAACTCCCCATGTGTTCTAAACTCTCTATGGTTATATATCTCTCCATTACATACCAACATCTGCTTCTTCCTCACAAAGGGTTGCATACCTCCTGATGTCAGGTCGTTTATCGCCAAGCGATAAAAGTCCATACGGCATTTACCCATTCGTTTACTACTGTAATCATCTGGACCTCTATGATTCAGTAAATATGAGGGTGTTTCTACATCCTCACCGAACAAGGCTAGGATGCCACACATTTAAATACATTTGTCATTTCGTTTTTAAGCTAAAATCCATCCAGTCACCAAAGTCACCCGGGTCAGCTATTCCGTCCATTTCTTGACCAGATAGGGATATCGTTTCTGAATGACCAGAAAATATCACGTCGAAGTTTAAAATACAGTAGTATGATACATTTGTTTGACGAGCAATTCTGTCAATCGTGTTGAAGTCAAAAGACTCGATAGCCAATGAACGCTTGATAATACGGGGTGTTCCATAAGGAAAGAACACTCGCTTTCCCATTTCTAACTTTCTTCTATCAGACGTCATATCGAATGATGGCCAAATTCTATTTCTATACCTAAAATCAGCCATGTAATCAATACAAGTATCGGCCTTGGATTTTTCAGCAAAACACACGAAACGTGGCTTATATTTGGGATCTACGAGATTGAGATATGTCCCCTCGTGTATCAACTTTACAAAGTGGAAATCCATTTATATATTTAAGGAAAAAAACTTTAAATAAGATATATGAACTTCCCTAAAACACCCGGTCAATGTAGATATGTTCTAGCGTTGAGATCTAATAAACCAATCATCGTCGGTTCTGGACCAGCTGGGTCAGGTAAAACAATGTTGGCATGCCAGCTGGCAATTGAACGTATCAGTGGTGTTGCGAGGGGTAAGGTTGTTCTCACGAGACCTATTGTAGCCGCAGATGAAGACATGGGATATCTACCTGGAGACATGGACCAGAAAATGGAACCATGGACGAAGCCGATGTATGACATTTTTGAAAAGTATCTGTCCCACAGTCAAATGGATCGTCAAATCTGTATAGAACCATTAGGATACATGAGAGGGAGGACCTTTGAAAATACGTTGATCATCGCAGATGAGATGCAAAATTCAACACCGAATCAAATGAAAATGCTCCTCACACGAGTGGGGGAGGGAACAAAACTTATCATCACAGGGGACTTGCAACAGTCAGATCTCGGGAGTGATAATGGATTGGCAAATTTAATATACAGAATGAGTGTCTATGACGCCGATTATATCGAACATGTAGACATGGATGACGATGATATCATCAGACACCCGGCAGTCAATGAGGTTCTCAAGATTCTTGAAAATGAGTCTTGCATTTTTCAACCCTTTTTGAAAGTATAGACATATTCAGACGAGTGCGCATAATTCGTTTATCTAATACGACCCTCTGGCGGTTAAGAGTGTTTGCCGTATTTTTAAACTCTTCATTTAGTTCTTTGATGCTTTCGAGTTCCTGTTCAACCACTATGTATTGACCAGCAAGTCGTAAATTTGTCGGAAGATGTTTGAGATCTTCTTCAAGTCTCTGACATTCAATTGTCAGAGACTCAAAGTCTTCTTGTAATTTTTTATGGTAATCCATTTTTCCTCATACATTACCCAAACATTTATAAACACTTAAGTATTCAAATAATATTTTCTTTGACTATAATAAATGTCTCGCTTCATGAAAGCTGGGATGGCCCGAGGTATGGGTGCCATGTCCCAGATGCAGGGCACTGCAGCCTACCAGGGAATGGCCAAAAACTTCGGTCGTAAAATGACAGTAAGCCTGACGTATGGACAGGTAATTCTCATTACAATGCTAGCCGCATCTTATCTAGTCGTAGCGTCTCTCGGTATTGACATGTTTGGTCGGTGCACCGAACTGAAGGGTGTCAAACTCCAAGAAAATCTGAACAAGTGGTTAGTCGCCACTCTCGCGATTGCTATAGCTATCCCCTGCACTCTGATGACAGTGCGCGTAGCTGGATCCAAGCTCACAGGGTTGATGATGCTTCTCTTCGCTATCTTTGGTATCGTGGGAAGTTCCGCGGTTCTCAACTGGAACAACAAGTGCAAGGCTGTCGAAGAATCTGAAAAGATTTACGGTGGTATCAACATGGCGGTGTTCATCCTCATGCTCCTTGCTTCATTCTTTTTGCTGCGAGCACCAGGACCGAAAAAATATGGACCCATGAGAGCAAATGGAAGTTATTAAAACCCCCTTGCTTCATTCTTTTTGCTGCGACCAGCGAAACCAAAACTAATGTAATTCAAACGTATGGATGAAACAGATAGTGTTCAACACATACATCCTCTCTATGCTCTTGGCCTATGTGATGCACAGGGCAGGAACATTTTCAATGGAAGAAAAGGTTAAAATGATTGAATTTTTGGGTTACATGGCTGCCAACCCCGACTCTAGAATAGAGGAATGTGAGGGTGCAGCGACTCTGTTACAAAAAGTGAAGCGACACCAACCATCGCGAGTCGTCCATTTAGGAGCTCAGTCTCAGGCTTCCAAAAGCCCTGAATGTAACCCTCATCTTTAGAATTCGCCGCTGTTCCGAGGAACGCCAAACTGGCAACAGCGACAGAAAGACCAATGTTATCATGGAACTGGGTGCTAATAGAGTTACCTGTCATAATCTCGTCAATGACAGCAGATGTGAAACCAACCATCGCGGCGCGGCCATTCACACGCTCGGCAACGGAGAGGTAATCGTTAGGTCGCTCAACCCGTGTGAGACTAGGACCCCTCGCAGAGGACGATGTCTTCTTTGGTGAGATCTTCTTGGGGGTGACAGTTGGCTTGACGGACGCACGAATGAGAGAGCTCATTACTGGATAACATAAGATCTCAATCTTTAAGATCCTTTTCAATAATCTTTTTGAGGACATATAATTGGACGATAAAGCTGACAGATGTGTATATCGTGGATATGTTCATCCCGAACTTTCTATATTGGTAAACAACCCACAGCAAATTTGCAACCAGCGCAATGTAGAGCATCTTCTTATCGACAATCTCATCAATTCTCTCCTCCTGCCTTTTGACCTGGTCATACATTTGTAAAAATCCTATACCAAAAGCTACACTGGATATTATTTCATTCAAATCCATTTTATTTTGTATCTATACTATATATGGATTTATTTTTAGAAAAGTTTGCTGGAAAGATTGATAGTGATAGTCTCATCAAGACCGTCGCAGAACTTCAGAGTGAGTATATTGACGATGGTATCACGAAGGAAGACCTACCCCCTATCATCACCCGCCTCATGATGGAGACTGCCAAGTTCAAGAAACTGCGGGGACCCCAGAAGAAGAAGCTCGTTGTCGGTGTTCTTAACCACTTCATTGAACAAATCGACAAGGGTGAGAAGGACAGCGAGTTTGAAATCGTCCTGAAATCGATGGTTCCCCCAATCATCGACGGTTTCGCTTCTATGCTTAAACTTAAGGGTCAGCTCCCCAAATGTCTTCAGTGCTTCAATTAAGGATAAGATCAGTACTTTCAGTACATGAGATTTCCTTCTCTGGAGGTTATGATTCAGTACGGAATCTATACAGTAAGGGAACTCACTCGTTTTTCACGAGGACTGGTGCCAAAAAAGCGAATTGAAGTCCTAAGTGAGTGTGAAAGGTGTGATTTTGTATACAAAGGAACAACTTGTTTGAACTGTGGACATGAAATACTGCACAGTGACCAGTTTCATGTCTAAAGGGCCTTCTGTCCTTAGTAATAGTCATATGTGTGCAGAGAGACAATTGATACGACGATTATTCCATGAATGTCTTAAATCTGGATACAAACCTCACCAATTCACATCTTGGTTACATAGAAAACATGGACACTTGGTGGTGTTTAGGCAAAACATAAATGGAGACGCTATATCATTACCCTGTGTTTTGTGCAGGAAAATGATAGAGAGGTATAACATATGTTGGATGGCACATGATGGTGATAAGTGGATTCACAGTAGAAAATCAAATAATTTACCACGTTCTTTACCAACTGCTAAACAGAAGAGACTTTTAGGATTTGGGAAGGATGATGAGACCCAAAGCTGATTCAAGGTTGTTGTGATTTCGTTTCAGTGGTTTATTCCTCTTTAGCTTTAGCGCGTTGTTGTTAGAATTAGCATTCTTTATTTCATCCATCTTTTTTGTGTTTGAAACAAAGGGTATCACATTGTCTTTGTATGGCTTGGAAATGATTTCCTTCTTTTCAGTCGTATCTATAGTCTGATTTTTACGAAATTCATCTATCGTCATAGTTCCCCCGAACACATCGAGGCTGTATCGAGAAGGTGCAGGTTTTACGTGACCCGACTGATTATACATCCTTCGTCTCATCATTATAATGTTTCCGCAAATGATACCACCTCTGTTCACTCCATACTTATCTATTGCGTATGACTTCATACAACTCCAAGAACAAAAATTACCCGTCGTTGTAAAAGTGTTTCGCCGGTCGTCGTGTTTATAAGGTAATTGTAGGGGTGATCCATCGAATGGATGACAACACCACCAACACCACATACATAATTTTATTTCATCTCTTTAATACCTTTTTCAATATATCTAGATCTTCCTGTGTAATGTTTTTTTCCTTGACAATCTCTGTGATTTTTTCATTCTTTTCCAATTTGGGTTTGTCGTATTCATATCTCTCCGTGTACCTGTACAAAACTCCGACGAATATAAGCAAAAGGAGTGCAAAAATCAAACTCTTTTTCATTACTATATGTTTAGATTTTTACTGCGAAAATTATAAGAAATATCAAGAAGAATAACCCAACCGCGAAGAAGGCGAGTGTTTTGGGGTCCATACCGGCGATTTTACTGGATTCATATTGCTCCCTTTCGAAAGCTCTCTGGGCATCTTCACTCCTGAACTGGTCTTCCCTCGCCATTCTCTCAGCTCGTCGTTTTTCTACATTCGCAGATCTATGGGCTACGAGCTGCCCCGCTAGAGTCCGTTCGGCTTCCCGGTCTGCCGCCTGAGCATCCGTGAGTTCATCACGGATTCGATCCGCTTCGGCGGCATCTTCTTTCATTCTAGCCTGACGAGCTAGCTGCCTCTCATATTCACTATCTTTCCACAATTCATCAGCTTTTTCGGCAGCCTCAATAGCAGCCTCAGTTGCAAGTTTACTGTTCAATAACCCGTCCACATCAATGTTACATGTCTGATTGATTTCTAAATCTCCTACAGCTGCGATGTCATCGACAAACATGAGCTGATTACAGACATGCATGTCAACATTGCAAGATGGTAATCCCTCTCTAGGTCTGAACATTTTGTTGGCATCATCCAAGCCAACTTGGGTGCCGGTGCATACCCCGGGTGCGAGACAGTCTGGATTACCACCATACGCATCAGAGGTTGGACACGGTTCTTCGGATCCAAATGGACATAGTAAAGTCTCTACTTTAGCAGCCTTTTGGAGGATTTGTGCACATCCCGCCCATGTGGGATTCTGTTTACAACGTTCCATGAAGTCAAAACCAGTTACGTTTATACAAGCACACCTGATATCTTCACGGTTGTTCGTGCAGTAGTCATATCCAAGGTCATCTACAGTTTCTTTGCTTACGAGAGCCTGAATCAATTCATAACATGTCTGACCTTGGGCACTAACCACTTTGTCCAAATTAGCTGAGTCAAAACAGAACCCATCCCCACCAGCCTTTTTACCGGAATTTGTAACTGTTCCATATAAAATCTGATCGAGAAAATTCACTCGATGACCAGCGGTGTTAATGACTGAAGGAGCTAAGAGGTTTTGAGATTCTCTTTGGTTATCGATTATTTCTGCCAACGAAGATTTATTAACCTCACATTTCAACCCAAAATGTGCCCCAACGTCAAAATCTTGTGGAGTATCTCTGATTAGTGTAGACTCTCCCAAAAATTTACATGGGTTGTGACCTGCATTACTAGTTCCCGAGGGTCGAACACAATCCTCTCCCGAATGACCATCTTGGTCAGTTCTGGTAAATAAGCCATCGGCATTTATTTTGGTATTCACCATCCAGTGTCGTCTCCTACCCGCCCTCCCCTTCTTATGTCGCCAGACATATTTACCATCCCAGTTATCTCTATTCCCACTATCATCCCAGTTTCTACAGGTGCTGTCACCATCTGGATCACCCCACCCTTTATTAACATAAGCCTGTGAATATATGTCCACTGACATCACTAAATTAAATGAGGATTTTTTTTCCTGATGTAAATGTAGTGATGTATCTTTTCGTCGTAGCTGTAATAGTTCTTGTGGTGCTCTATAATTACACATCTTACAAAACAATTCATAGGAGCACCGTGCCAAGTTACATGTGTGAAAAGATTATCCAAACATCACAAAAATATAATTTCCTGGAAACCCCTGAAGAAGTGGACGACAAGCCTATGCAAGAAATACCCATTTATGACAACGACACCCCAATTAATCAAGAACTTTGGAACCTCTGCAAAGAATATTACACTTCCCTGGCTTCGAAGTATAGTTTACGACTAAACTACGCTTTCTTGAGACGATATGAACCAGGGGAAAGGAACGATCTTATCATGCACTTCGATGATGAGATCGACGCACCAACGACAATCAACATACTGTTATCCGACACGAGAGATTTTGAAGGTGGTGATTTATATATCTTTAATAAAAATAACACAAAGAAGATACTCAAACAACATGGTGGTGATATGAATATCAAACAACGTGAACAATTTATTAACGAGTGTTCAAATATGCCTGTTCTTAATCTGAGACGGGGAGATGCTGTGCACTATAGGGGTAGTGAGCTGTTGCATGGTGTATTACCTGTTACAAAAGGTGAGCGATACGTGCTTGGCTTTTTCTCCTCAATCATTCAATAAACTTTTTTACAGCTTCTATCTTTCTATCGATACTGTTCTTATTGACATAAGTTTTCAGTACACCAGCTAAAACGATTATGCAGAGTAGCATTAGGGAAACTTCGGTGTTCTTCATTACTTTACTTGAGTATTATTTTTTCGTGAGTGAACTAAAATAGAGATCAATAATCTCATCCACATCCCGGATTCTATCCTGACGGGCATACTCAAACACTGCATTGTAAGTCTTTTTGTCTCTGTCATGTTTCATGAGGGGTTTCAATAACTTCTCCATTCGTTCTATATGATTCTCCGTGAACCCCCCCTTTTCGTGAGCATCGTCTATGATATCGATTACTACCCCCCTCGTGTACCGTATATCTACATAAGTCTCCCTCCTGACATAAAATAGCAAAACTGCGATAGCCACGATGACCACTGATAAGAGTAACATGCTTAGTATGTAACGACATTTTATTTGTCTTTGACATTTTTGTTTTCTTTCTTGACGTTCTGTAATAAAATGTATAGAGTGTTACGGTCGTTCATTTCAGCACTATTATAAGCTTCCTGAATAATGCTCTCATCATCTGTGAGGTGGTTGAAGATGTTCATGACGTATATGGAATTTAAAGGTTTTTCAGAATTGTTGATACGTTCCTCGAGACCTTCCACAATACCGGAGTAGTATTCCACATTGAAGCACCTGTTCCGATACAACTGGAACATCCATACAGAAATTACGACTATGGCTAGAACAAAAATAACATTGTTAAGTTTCATTTTACTTTAGAGAGGGATTTTTTTTCTCAGTAGAAATCAAATGGGTGGAGGTGGCAGTAAAGCCAAATCCGAAACTGTCATTGAAAATACTGTCGTGAACGAAAACGTTTTCAAGGCAATCAACAGTTCAAGAAATATGACCAATTCTAGTGTTATAGCAAACCAGGTGATGGACCTGAAGGGTGTGCAGGCTCTCAGTTGTAGAATGCCTATCAATCAAACAGCAACTGTAGATGTCAAAGTTCTCGCACAATTTGAACAAAGCGACGCAGCCGACCTGAGTGCAATGATAGCAACTAATCTCGATCAGGCTGTGACGGAGAACACAAGCTCTGAAAGTGGTTATGGTGATGTCATGAGTGGTGGATCTGAGACAGATTCTTACACCGAAATCAGAACCAATGTCACAAATAGAATGAATACGGAGATCACAAACGAAGTCATCAACGAAATTAGAACTGAAATTGTGGCAAATCAGACAATGAAGATCGAAAATTTAGTGCAAGATCCCCTCGGGTTCACCGTTTTGAAGGAACTGGGATTCCCACCAACTATTGAAATGATGCGACTCGCTTCTCAAACCGAATGCCCAATCGATCAGAACCTAACCATCAAGTTTGTATCTGAACAGCTTGGGAAAAAGGTGTCCACGATCATTCAGGAAGTTGTCCAGGAAGCTGAACTCTCCCAGGATGTGGAAGTAACAACATCGTCTGCAACTGAGGGTGTTGGTGACACTATTGGAGACGCGGCTGAGGGTATAGGCGCCGGTGTCGCGACCGCAGCTGAGGGTTTAGGTGACGGTGTGGCCGCTGGAGCCGAGGGTATAGGTGCTGGTGCGGCTATGGCCATGGCCGGACCTTTCATCCCTTCTGCGATAGCATCTTCCGCGTCGATGGCCATGATGATGATGATGATGATGATGTCGAAGAAGGGTGGTATGGACCCAGCTATGATGGCTATGCTGGCTCGTAAGTAACTAAAATCCGTTTGTGAACACTGTATTTATACATATATTCAAGCTCCCTGTCTTCTTTATATGTATAATTTAAAGAGATATTTCTTCTTTATAGTAATGATACTCAGTATTGATGTGGGTATAAGGAATTTGGCGCTGTGTCTACTGAATGACAAAAAGCATAACCGTGTCGAGCAGTGGGATGTTGATGGTATACCACCCGAACATAAGAATGGTATCTACGTCTCTTTAAGAGATCACCTGGATGCTCGACCCTGGGTTCTACAAGCGGATACGATTCTGATCGAGAAGCAACCTGATCGCAATAAAAAAATGATATCTGTGATGCATTTTCTTCACGCTTACTTCATCATTAGATGCCCAAAAGCGGAAACAATCCTTTACGACGCTCGTCACAAGATTCCAGATGTGGCTGGTCCGGGGAAGGCTCAATACAATAAACGAAAAAAAGTTTCCATACAGAGATGTGAAGAGTTCATCAGAGATGGACCAACAAACTCAGATTGGTTGGAGGTGTTCCAAAAGTCTAAGAAAAAGGACGACCTCGCCGACACTGTAATGCAAGCACTCAGTTTTGTCAATAGGATTGAGGTTCTTCCTAAATCTAAGAAGAAAACCACAAAGCTCATAGCTCGTCGTCCCAATGAAAACCAAAAGAGAACGAAATACTCAAAGTCGAATCTTGCGTGGATCTACTTGAACAAACCGGAGTGTGAATGTTTGGATAATAACAAAAGTTTCATGAAGGACCTAAAGAGGTATTTTACCAATCTTGATGACCTGATTAAAGAAATAAACGGATAGATATTTACAATGAAGAAAATTTTGGATCATGGATTCGTTGAACTCGTGGATCATATGCCCCAAGAGAATCTCGACAAGGCTATCGTTGATGGGGCTCGTGTAAGCTACCAAACTGGTACAAAAACGACCAGAGGTGATAGGGGTCTCATCAGGTATCTCATTCGAAACTGGCATACATCTCCACTTGAGTTGGTGGTTTTCAAATTTAGGATCAAAGCGCCTCTGTATATCGCGAGACAATGGCTTCGACATAGGACCGCATCTGTGAATGAAATGTCCGCACGTTACTCAATCGTTGATGAAGAGTATTACGAACCGGAGATCCTACGTGGACAATCCGCGGTGAACCACCAGGGTTCTGAGGGGACTGTCGACATAGGTGAAGAACTGAAGCATACCCTTTCGTCTCAATACAAAGATGCGTTCAAGATTTACGAGCAACTTCTTGAAAAGGGTGTGTGTAGGGAGCAGGCTCGTGGTGTCTTACCACAATCCACGTATACATCTTTTGTATGGAAAATGGATCTACACAATTTGATGCATTTCTTACAGTTGAGAATGGATCACCACGCACAAAAGGAAATCCGAGAGTATGCCACGGCTATATATGACTTGATCCAACCTCTCGTCCCTCTGACGATGGAGGCGTTTATGGATTTTAGGGTGAACTCTATGCAACTCACGGGTCCCGAGATAGAAGCTTTAAACACTGGTAAACCTATTGAATCACCAGGGGAACGGAGGGAGTTTGAAGAAAAATTAAAAAGGTTAAAAATTAAATGTCCTTAGAGTATAACAAACAGTATGTTCGCTATTACGACATCCCCCACTTGGTTCACCAAGACTGACGATTTCAAGAAGGTTGGTAAGAAAATACAAAAACAGAGAAGCTCCGAGGTGGAGAGAATCAAGGATAAGATTGGTGACATCGCCCGTGACGAACAGAGGCGTGTCAAGGAAATTTTCAAGGAACACCAAGATATTGTTAAGAAGGCAAAAGGATCCAACAAAAAGACCAAAAACAAGACCAAGCCTAAGTCGATCGATCTTTACGAAAAGTAATCCACAAGGCAAAGGCGGCTAACACCATCGCTATTGGCGTATCACTAAACCGCTCAGCTAATAGGGCACAAATCACGGTATATTGAACGATTCGTATTTCCTGTCTCGTTTTTACCATTGACCTTCTCATCGATGCTCTCGACCTCTCAAGGCCGAGAACAGTCGAACTTATCTTTCCAATTTTACCTGGAATCTCGGTTGTTCTTTTGATCATCTCACTTATATCTATAGAATCAATGAATTGTTGCTGGATCATTGGTTCGAGGTATGTGAAATAGTTGAAGTCTGGGTCTAGTTGGATACAGATTCCTTCAATAAGTGAAAATGATTTAGCGAGATAGACAAAACTGGTTGGAACAACAAATGGCTTTTCCATGGCAAGTTCCACAGCAAGATCATCCTTCATGATTGCTCCCCCATCTAGGGTTTGTAGGTATCCAAGAATGTTCTCAAAAAAAAGTTCAATGTCAGAAACATCTGAGGATGTTGGAACAATGACACCAAGTCTGATCAATGTGTCCACGATACCTTTCGTGTCTCGATTGATGATACAAATAAACAAGTCACTAAATCCAAGTTGTAGTTCCTCACTCAACGTAATCAACAACCCAAAGTCGTAGAATACCAACTTTCCATCTTTAGAAATACCCAAGTTTCCTGGATGGGGGTCGGCGTGGAAAAGTCCACTATCCATGGTCTGAATGACATATGAGTTTACAAGTGCTTCACACACCTTCTTCTTATTGATCTTCTTGTCTTTGATCTCTGTTATTTTATCTGTTGGTACATATTCCATTACAATCATTTCATCAGTGCAGTATTTCTTGTATACACGGGGGATCTTGATCCAATCAACGTTTCTCAATGCACTTCTAAATTTGATTGCATTATTAACTTCTTGAACATAGTCGGCTTCTCCTAATAGATACTGTATCGAATCATTGAGAACAAAGTCTGAACTGTTCCCAGTGTCAACACCTATCGTCTGAAAAAACTGTAGGATTTTCCTAACTGTGTCTGTGTCGGATTCCATGGTTTCGTAGATACCGGGTCTTTTTAATTTTACAACAACATGTTTACCGTTTTTTAGTACAGCTTTATGAACTTGCCCAATACTAGCAGATTTGAAAGGAGTCTCTTCAAAATGTTTAAAAATGTCCAAGTTCAAACCATCCTTAACTAGATTGTAATCGAATGGTGGAACGTTATCTTGAAGGGATTCAAGTTCTCGTGTAAACTCTGGCGGATAAAGGTCGCCACGGGTGGAAGCTATTTGCCCTAATTTTACAAATGTTGGTCCAAGTTCCAGAAGCTCTTGTTTGGTCCACCTACCGAGCTCTGCTTTGTCGTCTGTAAAGCGCTCCTTCCAAATATACTTGGTGGCAAACTTCCACGTTTTCAACTTCTGATTTTGAGGTATTCTAGGTGGTGGTTTACCTACCGGGGCCTGGTTTAGTATAGACAACATATCCTAACATATATGTATACTTTTTTCTATAAGTATAATATAACATGACACGGCAAGTGAAAAACCTTTTCAGTCCAGTTACAAAGCCAGCTGAAATTTTCATCAAAGCACAACCAATTGTGCTTTCCCTCATCATCTTGTATCAGGGACTGTTCGCCCCTAACGCGATTCAAATCCCTGAGAGACTTGGGAAGCTCTTCGACAACAAACCATTTCGTCTGTTTTCCCTGATGGCGATTGCTTTCAGTGCGACTGGTGATATCGAGTATGCCCTGTTATCGACTGTTTTATTCCTGATCATCATGTACGCTCTCAAGACCCCTGAGGAACGTCGCAGAACTGGTTTCATTTAATTTGTCAGTTACATATAGAATGAAGATTCACATCGTCGGTGCTGGACCCACTGGTATGTCATTGGCATGGGAAATCATCAACTCTGGTGATCATGACGTGACTATTTATGAACGGAAAACATCAGGTGGGGGTTCCTGGTGGGAGCCTGAGACAGAGACAAGAGACCTCCACGCTCACAGGGCACTCTTCGATAAAGGTTTCATAAACACACAATCATTCCTGAAAGAGATGGGTCTCGAATGGAATGACTTGTTCGAAAAGGTTGAATCGGGGGTTTATCAATTTCTTGTGAAGAACTTTGAATCAAAGGACTACATGACACTAATTGATTTGTTTTTCAGGGCTACTGTGCAACCCATAAAATACAAAACCATCTCAATGAAAGAAGCGACTGAGAATAAACTCTCTGTGGGTGGCAAAAAGATTATTGAACATTTACCAATCAACATTGACGGTGTCACTTGGGGTCACATGTCTGTTTTTGAGTTTGTCAAAACTATCGATCATATATTCTTTTCGAATATGTATACTCAAAAAGTTTCTGGTAAAGTGATGAACGACACTATCGAGGAAAAACTTTTACAAGCGGGTGTCAACTTTGTTTTTGGTGTGGAAGTTACAAATGTGAGCTATATGGAGGATGGGTATGAAGCCACTTTCAATGACAACACCACAATAGATGACGGGATGTTATTTCTATGCATAGATAATAGCCCAGCCCTCAAACTCATCGGTGACAATTGGGGGGCGGACGCAGAGAAGAAAATACGAAGCGCGACTTACGGATCTATATGTGTTCTTCTAGACTATGACGAATATGTCGATGCCGGTGAAGAGTTTGAAACACTCGTTAACACTCGATGGAATATCCTTGTCTCGAACTTACCTAATTCCAATACAGTCTCGTGTGTTTTATGTGATCTAAATAAAGAGATTCTGTCTAGTGAACCTGATGTCATCAAGAGAGAAGTGATACATCAGTTAGGTTTACCTCCACCGGTGGCCATCAGGATTGGTTGGGGTAGTGAGTGGAATGGTGAGAAGTGGGAATTTTCACAATCCTCAGGTGTTTTGGGTTTGCATGGACAAGTTCCCTTTGTAGGTAAATGTCCAAAGGTCGTCCTTTGTGGTATGATGTCACCCAGGAATACACCATTTTCCAGTATCGAATCTGCTGTAGAGGTTTCAAGGACTGTCAGTCATCAATACTTCGGGACTCGTCAACCACTGAAGCCACTACTTCTTTCCCAGGTATTGACTATTTCATTCGTTTTACTTATAGTTTTAATTCTAATGTATCGTAACAAGAATCAATGAAGTTCTTGGCTCAAGTATATGAACCCATGTATGATTTCAATAATAAAAGGTATTTGAGGGTAACAGTCCCTACAAATGTTTGTCAAATTATTGAAAAAATGCACGCAACTAGGAGTCATATCATCATGCATAAAAATATAGACAACCCCCTCGATGGTAATGTTCTTAAAATCAAGGTTCCGTTCCGTTATAGGAGAGTGATGTGCGACGTCAAAGGACGTCCCATTCAGTCTCTAATAAAGGGGGACGTTATAGACGTGGATATTGAATTCAAAGGTGTTTGGAATGTGGAAAATCACTCGGGCTTTTCCTGGGTGCTCTCCTCCTCAACCTTCTCGAGCTCCTCGTCACTGACCTGAGAGGGGTCCTTGGGGAGGTCAATAGTATCGAGACCACCCTTCTTCAGGTCCCGAAAGGTCTGGAGCATACCCTGAAGTCTGAAGATCTCTTGAGTCATCTGGTCGATGGTTTGGGCAATCTTTTTAATGTTGTCGTCAATGTTTACAACCGGCATATAGTCAATTAAAGTTTCAAGTCTTTAAATAACTAACATGGGATCCCTGACCAGGAGTGGATACATAATCAAGAGTAGCGAATCTAACTTGGTTAATTTTAAAAAGGAACTTACTGTAAGACCTATCGTAAATGGTGACTTTGGATTTCCTCCACCACCTTTCAAAGTTTTCAGAACAACTAAGAATGGAATCTGCGTTCCAAGATTCTACGGAACTGATAAACTGGGAGTTCAAAAGCACGACTCACGACCAGAATCGGCGAGAATCACCACCCGCTTCACTGGACAACTCCGAGACGCCACACACCAAAATGAAGCACTTGATGCCGCAATTAAAGCAGGGCATGGTGTCTTATCTCTACCATGTGGTTATGGTAAAACGACGGTGTCCCTAGCAATAGCTTGCAAACTCGGGTATAGGACCATGATCATCGTGCACAAACAGTTTCTCGCCGACCAGTGGAAAGAAAGAATTCAACAATTTTGCCCCGGAGCTACGATAGGTATCGTCAGGCAGGATAAGAAAGAGGTCAACTGTGACTTTGTGATAGCTATGCTGCAATCCCTGTCCCTCAAAGAATATTCATATGACGATTTCGATAGTATAGGAACTGTCATCGTCGATGAAGCCCACCACATTTGTGCTAAAGTTTTTAGTCAAAGTTTATTCAAGATATGTCCCAGACACATTTACGGCCTCTCCGCGACACCTGAGAGAAAGGATGGCCTAACAAAGGTTCTACATTGGTTTATGGGCCCAACCTTCTTTGCCGTAGAAAGAAAAAATCAGGAACAGGTTGAGGTGTTTCCAATCATATACGACTCCCCAAACTACAAAAATCCACCACCCTCTATGAGGAACGGTAAAATTTCCATGCCCAACATGATCACATATCTGGTAGAAGATAGAGCCAGGAACAAGATGCTGGTAGAGTTGGTGAAGCGGGCTTCAGCTGGGACTAGACAATTACTTGTTCTTAGTGATAGGAGACTTCATTGTGAACTTCTTCATCAGTGTTTTCCCAAAACCTCTGGTTTATACATGGGAGGTATGAAGGAAGCCGAACTTCAAGAATCCTCAAAAAAGAAGATCATCTTTGCTACTTTCAGTCAAGCACACGAAGGACTAGACATCCCAACTCTGGACACTGTGATATTGGCATCCCCCAAGTCTGACATTACTCAAAGTATTGGACGCATAATGAGAGAGACGAAAGGAAAAAAGAATAATCCCCACATCTACGACATCAATGACCCTTGGTCAATCTTCTCGGCAATGTATTACAAAAGAACAAAAGTGTATAGAAACGGGGGATTCAAAATCCATGGAAAATATATTGAGGAAAAAAAAGATAACTTCCCCAAAGGTAAGTGTATGATTAATTTAAAATGAGGGAAAACCCCAAAGTAGATTACCATTTACGCCCTGATAGAATCAGAGACGGCTAACATAATCACGCCAACTATGAACGCTATGATGACGTAATTCAATTCTGTGTCTTCATCCCCCATCTCCTTAACAGGGGCCTGAGGTTTGGATTGTTCGACAACGACCTGCTGTCGAGGGGGAGGTTCCAATTCCTCCAGCGGACAATACGCTATCATTTATATATACTTTAGAGATTTATTTCAGTCTTCTTTTTCCGTCGTGTCCTTTTAGGTTTGGAGGGATCCACGTTTACCTCCTTTACCTCCCCACCAGTAGAATCTCCAGAAATTGAAACAATGTCGGAAAATTCATCATCCTCCTCCTCGATCCTTGGGGTGGGGTTCATATTCAAGTTTGTGTTCATGGGGGGTGGGGGTGGCATCATGACACCACCCATCAGACTTGAAATATCCATACCTGGACCCTTCATCTCATAGTTCCCCGTGCCACCAATGGGTGGTTCAGATGCCGACTCCCCTGGGTCCCTAGTCGTGTTCTGCACTGCCTGCATCATGTTCTTGACTAGGTCGGGGTTCTGCTTGATAACGTCATTCATATTGGGTATGGCGGTCTTGAACATACTGTTCGTCAAGTGGAACATCATAGCGGATCCACCAAGCATCATGATCAGCTTGACCTCGGGTGCGACACTGACCTTGGATCTATACTTCACATATAGCTCTTCGAAGACACTGTCATAGTCGTCTACATTCTCCATAACACTCTCAGACCAACCCTCAAGTTGAACCTCGAAGGGGTTGTATCGCTTGTTCAAAAACTCGAGACCAGTCACACAAGCCACTAACATACGCCTCGAAAACCGGATCGACTGCTCGACATCTATACTGTAAGTGATTCTCTTCACCTCAGCACGAAGTTCGTCAACATTGGAATATGCGGTGAGGCGCTTATTCACAGCAAAACCCTTCTTCTCTAGGCGAGCGAGCTTGTTGAGAAGATCAGACTTCTCCTCGTCGATAGAAGTATACCCATTAGAAGGCTTCTCCTCCTGCATTCCAGGAGCTCCCATATCTTCATCATCAAAGGCCACATTGTCCTCACCGTAATCAATCTCCTCGTCGTTATGGGTGGGTTGTGTCGGGGCGGACTGTTTGTTGGGGTTAACGAAAGCATCCATAGCTTCCTGGTGTTGCACGGGGGGGCGCGGTCCAAAAGCACTCTTTTGTGGACGCTGAACGGGCCTGGGCTGTGGAACAGAAATTTCAATCTCATCCATAAGCGCCTGCTCATCAGCATCCAATTTCATAACAGTAGTATGTCCTCTATCAAGAATGATATCTCCGTCCATCTACTCTCTATGAAGAAACTTTAAAAAATATCTTTAACGCACTTTAAAAAAAATATAAACATACAGTAAATGTTCGGTCTCAACAAGACCAGTCGCAACGCCTTGATGTATATTGTGGTCCTCATGTCCCTTATCTGTGTTCTGACCATTATTCAGGGTAAGTCGAGCAACTACCAACCCAGGCCAATCACCGTCAACGCTATCAGCCAGAAGTCCATCTTTGATCTCGAGCACCGTGAGGAATGTGCACCCGGATCCCCCAAGGGTAGCCCTTACACAAAGTCCCTCACCCCGGGTGGAGTCTGTGGTGCTCAGAGTCTCGTGAATGATCACGCTGGTTATTCCATCTCTGGTGGAATCGGTGGATCTTTAATCTAAGTATATATAAATGGTTCTTTCCATCCCAGATCTTAATTATGAGTATCACACGATAACTATTGATTCTACCGGACAGAGCAGTGCCAATAGTTTTACCTGCTATCTCGAAAATCCTCTGAAAAATGTTGTTCAGGCTAAACTCGTGGCTTCTCACATTCACACGAAGGCTTCTAACCAGCACATTTACATTTCCATCAAAGAGCTGGACAGTAACTTTAATGACAGGGCGGTTGGAACCTTGAATGGTGCTGGCACAATCGGCAACGTGAAGGGTGCTTTTGCGAGCCTCATCTCCGATGTCACCGCAGTAGGCACTGGTAACCACATCAACAATTTTAAGGATGAATATGATGTGAGCACACAGTATATCACCCCAATTCGTCAGGTTGGTCGCTTCACTGTAAATATCTATAACCAAGCCGGTCAGCTAATTGTGCCCAATACCACGGGCACCCCCAACTTTCTCGTCCTGAAATTCACGTGTATGAAACCCAATTTGTAATTTTTCTCATTTAAAAGTAACAAACGATGTCTGCTGGCATAACTCAACTTATTGCTGTTGGTGCCCAGGATAAATATATCATTGGCAAACCAGAGATATCGTTTTTTAGTTACACTTTCAAGAGACATTCAAATTTTTCACAGTCCATTGAAAAACAAACGATTTATGGAGCGGTGAAAAATAATTCCATGTCAAGTGTTCAATTTGAACGTTCTGGTGATCTTCTAGGGTACGTCTACTTCACCTTAGATGACACAACAAAAGCTCTCGATAGCCAGCGATGGGATAACATCATCGACAAAGTCGAGCTTCTCATTGGTGGATCTGTGATAGATACACAAGATTCTGTGTTTACTGAAAAGATTGCTATCGATACTTTTGCTCAAAACGTTTCCAAGTCTGCAAATGGAACCCACCCAGGTGTAAGTGCACGTTCCTATTTTTACCCCCTTCGCTTCTTCTTCTGTGAAGGTCCCCAGTGTGCCCTCCCCCTCGTGGCCTTAAACTACCACAATGTAGAGGCTCGTATTTACTGGGGTAGTGAGGCTTCCAACTATAACATTGAAATGTTTGCAAACTATTACTATCTCGATAACGAAGAGAGAGGTAACATAGCTTCTAAGAGACATGATCTCCTCATCACACAAGTTCAAAAGAACCTACCTTCGAACCACACAACACAAGAGTTGTACTTCAATCATCCAGTCAAATATATCGCCTCATCTGACACAACGACCGATGGTGCACTTACATCCCCATCCAATAAGGTCAAAATAACGATCAATGGACTCGACTTGTGCACACCTCGATGGGGTAAACCACATTTCATAGATGTCATGAACTACTATCACACAAATTTTGTCACTTCACCCGACTTTTTCCTCTACTGCTTCTGTCTGTCGACGAGTTCCTTACAACCCACTGGAACTCTAAACTTTAGTCGTTTGGAATCAGTGAAAATTGTCAGTGAAAACATGTCAATAAATCATCCCATTTATGCAGTCAATTACAACATTCTACGTATCGAGAATGGAATGGCAGGACTCCTTTACGCGAATTAAAATAACAGACTATATTAAATGGTTAAGAATTTGCCGACGGTGGAGAGATCCACCAAAATCCGTTTTGGTAAACATGCATTAGATGATCAGGCAGAAAATACCATCGTTTTCAATGCCAGTAACACCGAAATGCAAGTCACCAATCCCGGAGCCGTGTATCTCTCACCCATCCGATTCAGGGAAGACTTTTCAAATCCTGAAATTGTGCTTCTAATGTATGATAAAACAACGGGTGAAATAACCGAGTCGGGTTCTTCCGCATCAACTGCAACTGAGCCCCCACTCAGACTCGTGACCGGTTTCGGTAATACAACCCCACACACCATTGAATTTCAGAACCCCACGACAGCCTTCACAACAACTGGTAATGTTCATATAAACGGTGACTTGGAAATCCAAGGTAATGTTCAATTCAGGAATGGAACCATCACAGAAATCAAAAACACTGATTTGGTGGTGGAAGATCGTATCATCGGCGTCGCTCATAACAATACCCAAGCTGGTCTGGATACTGGAATTATAATTAATTACCCAAATCAAAATGTGGGAATCATTCACCATGGTGATGAAAACCCGAAACGTTTATCAATCGGGTATACACAAAACTCTTCCACAGATACTGCCATCACACCAGACTCTAACAACATCACCCTAGACGTTCTCGGTGATTTGAAAGTTCAAAATGACACTACCATCACTGGCCAATTAGACACCAACAGCTTGTCTGTCACTGTGGGTGTAACGGCTGTCACGGGGACGTTCAGTGGTGACGTCTCTGGTGGGGCGGGGACGTTCAGTGGTGACGTCTCTGGTGTGGCGGGAACATTTACCGGCGCTGTCTCCGGTGCTAGTATAACAGATGGGACGGGAACACTCTCTGGTGGGGCGTGGTCGGGATCCGCCGCTACTCTTACCACACCACGAGCAATCGGTGGTGTCCTCTTCGACGGATCGGCCGACATCAACCTCCCTGGTGTTGATATAAGTGGTAACCAAAACACAACTGGCTCCGCGGCTACTCTCACCACCGCGAGGTCGATTGGTGGTGTAGCCTTCGATGGATCGGCTGACATCAACCTCCCCGGTGTAGATACAGGTGGTAACCAAAACACAACTGGCTCAGCCGCTACCCTAACTACTGCGAGACTAATCGGTGGTGTAGCCTTCGACGGCTCAGCTAACATTAACCTCCCCGGTGTTGACATAGGTGGTAACCAAAACACAACTGGCTCCGCCGCTATCCTAACTACTGCTCGATCGATTGGTGGTGTAGCATTTGACGGCTCGGCTGACATTAATCTCCCTGGTGTAGATACAGGTGGTAACCAAAACACAACTGGCTCCGCGGCTACTCTCACCACCGCGAGGTCGATTGGTGGTGTAGCCTTCGATGGATCTGCTGATATTGTGCCAACCACTTTCAACTCCATATCCGCCATTAATGGGACGTTCAGTGGTAACGTGTCCGGTGTTAACGGCACCTTCACAGGACCCGTGACAGGTGCCAGTTACTCGGGTGGAGCCATTTCTGGCACGACGGGAACTTTCTCTGGGACTCTCTCAAGTGCTGGATTCACCGCGACTAGCGCTCAGATTAATGGTGTTCTAAATACAGTCGGAGACTTGAGTGTCAACACAAATGCCATTCTTGTGGATGCTACTAACAAGAAAGTTGGTATTGGGAAAACACCCGGGGCCAACCTCGATGTATTGGGTAACGTATACGCTTCCGGAGCAATCACGAGCGCGGCTGGTCTGATATCAGGTGATGGTGGTGGTCTGTCGAACCTACAGGTTTCGTCCTTCGCTTCCGACGTCACTCTCGGAACTGACACGTCCGGGGATTATGTGGCATCCCTGGTGGGAGGTGATGGTATAACTGCCGGTGCGGCTGCTGAATCTGCCACACCAACAATAGCCGTTGACCTCAAAACGAATGGTGGTCTTGTTATAGAAACTGGACAAGTGGCTGTAGACCTTACCGCGTCCAGTATCACCGGAACACTGGCAGTTGCTGATGGTGGCACAGGAGTCACCACAAGCACGGGAACCACGAATGTCGTCTTATCTGATAGTCCTACACTCACCGGAACATTGACAGGCGCTACCGCTAATTTCAGTGGTGATATTTCCGCAGTCGGGGGGGCATTTACTGGTGCGGTGACCGGTTCGAGTTATAGTGGTGGTGCCATTTCAGGCACAACAGGGGCATACACAGGTG